GTATCAAACATGAAGTCTTGTATATTTACTTCAAATCGGTTACAAGATAATTTACCTGACTATTTACCTGAAAAACTATGTAGTAGAATAATTAGCTATAGTATTATTGAGGAATTTATAAGTGAATACGATTTTAGACGAGGTGTAGATAATGTTAGCACAACTTCAAGTAATTAATTTAGTTCTTTCTACAAAAGATTATTCATTTATCATTGATAATAATATTAATAGTGATTACTTTACTACTCTTAAACCCGAATTTAATTTTATTGATAATCACTATCAAAAATATCATCAAGTACCTGATATCGCTACCTTCTTACACACTTTTCCTGATTTTGAAGTAATTACTGTAACTGAATCAACTGATTACTTACTACAGGGATTGTATAGAGAAAAACGAGAAGCATTTTTAGTATCAACTTTCGGTGAAATAAAAGATTTGATGATGGCTGATAAAATAGATGAAGCTATGGATTTATATATTTCTAGCTCATTGAAAGCACCTGAAACTAAACCGATGGCAGCCATTGAAATATTATCAGATGTTTCAAGATACAACTCATACCTTGATAAATGTCAGAATTTTGGTAAATATTATATTTCTACAGGCTTTAAAGAATTAGATGATTCGTTAGGTGGTGGAATAGATAGACAGAATGCTTACTTTGTTATTTCTGCCAGAGCCGGTATTGGTAAAACCTTAGTAATGGTAAAATTTGCAGCAGCGGCTGTAGATGCTGGTCTTCGAGTTGGATTTTATGAAGGTGAAATGACCGTAGATAAAATAGCCGGAAGATATGATACTTTAGTGTCTCACATTTCTAATGGAGCTATAAATCACGGTAACGAAAAGGTAGCCAATGATTATAAAAAATTTCTAGATAATTTATCAGCTAGTAAAAAGGGTAAATTTTATATATTAACAAGAGATATGGTTAGTGATGATAAAATGACCGTAGATGTACTCAGGAATTTTGTTGAAAAATATAGTTTAGATATATTATTCGTTGACCAACTTAGTTTACTTGATAGTACTTCTAAGGCTAGACAAACTTATGAACAGGCTGCTGATATTAGTAAAGCTTTAAAGAACTTACAGGTAACTAAACATATACCAATAGTAGTAGCTTCACAACAGAATAGAAATGCCTTAGAAAGTAATGATTTAGCTGGTACTCGGAATCTTAGCCTTTCAGATAGAATTGGCCAGGATGCTACTGAAGTAATCTTTTTAACTAAAGAAAATATTGATGAAGATAAAGATAGGCTTAAAATAAATATCGCTAAAGCTAGAGATGGTGCTAAGGTATACGTCCTTGATTATGATGTAGATTTTAATACTGGTAATTTTTCTTTCTGTCCACCAGCTAACAATAACTCTAAGAGTGATGGGCCTTCAGTTGTCACTAATTCCAATATAAATGAACAAGAAAGTGAACCATTTTAATAATGTCTGATTTAATTATAAAAGGTAGGTTAATCTCAGAAGATATTTTAACTATTTTAAAACAAGTTAAATCTGAATTAACTAATGGTAAATTAAACCATATAGAGAAAAGGGGAGATAGAGTAATTGTTACTTGTCCCTATCATAAAGATGGACGAGAGAAGCATGCTTCTTGTACTATCTACGATGGTGATGGTGAATTACCAAAGGGTACTTTCCATTGTTTCACCTGTAAAGAGTCTGGTAATTTATCTAAATTTATCGGTGAATGTTTTGATAAGGATATTTCCTATGGTGAACAGTGGCTTTTAGAAAATTTTGGTAATACTTATATTAAATCTAATATTAACCTAGAAGTATTTGAAATTGATAGAAAAAAGCCTAGTAATACAGTAATAGACGACAAAATATTGGAGTCCTATTCCAAAGATTTTTCTTATTTAAATAAAAGAAAAATTACTAATGAAATATGTGAGAGATTTGAAATTGGTTATGACCAAAAGGCTAGAGAAGTTATTTTCCCTCTTCGTGATGAAAGAGGAAGATTAGTTGGATTAACCAAAAGAAAAGTTGATTATAAAAAATTTGAATTACCAAAAGTAGTTTACAAACCAATTTATTTATTGTATTATATTATTAAGAACAACATAAAAAATGTATATGTTTGTGAATCTCAGATAAATGCTTTATATTTATGGTCACTTGGCTATCCAGCAATCGCTTTACTGGGTACCGGTTCTAAATATCAGTATAATTTATTAAATAAATCTGGTATATTATTTTATCACTTATGTTTCGATGGTGATGAAGCTGGTGATAAAGGTATTAAAAACTTTAAAGAAAATATAAATAAAAATTGTATCGTAGATGTTATTCAACTTCCTCGAGGTAAAGACATTAATGATTTAGATGAGGAAGAAATAAATAAATTGATAAATATAAATTTAAGGAGGATTAATTAATGGCTTATTTATCACGTGAAGAGTACATGAAATTACAACAGAGACGACAGGACAGAACATCTGGAGATAATGATGGTAAGCATGTAACACCATTCTTTAGTTTAAAAGATGGTGAAGAAACAGTAGTAAGATTCGCTTACTCAGACATGGACCAGATATTTAATGATTTAGCTACAGTACATCAGGAGCTCGTAGATAACAAAACTAGAAATGTAATGTGTCTTAGAAAGTTATCTGAGCCAATTGATAAGTGCCCTTTATGCAAGGCAGGCCATCCAATTAAACAGAGAGTATTTATTAGATTATTAGAATACACTCGTGAAGAAGATGGCTCAATTACGGCTACACCAAGAATTTGGGATAGACCAGCTAATGGACCTTCTAGCTACATTAATTTATTTAATAACTTATTCGTAGAGTATGGAGATATTTCTGATTTTATTTTTAAAATTAGAAGAACTGGCTCTAAGTTAGATACCACATATTCAATTTTACCTGCAAATCCAGCAGTATATAATTCTCAGTTATATCCAAAGGATTTCTCAGCTTTCGAGAATTACAATGTATTAGGTAGTTGGGCATTACTCGACAAGACAGCAGATGAAATGAATACTGAATTCTTAGGTGTTACTGAAGCCCCAACTTTAGTATCAGCAGAACCAGAAGTAGTTTCTTCTTGGACTCCACCTACAGGAACAACTCCAAGAACAGTAAGTTGGTAGACAAGTTTCTAGTTTAAATTTTACCTTACCTCTCATATAATAATAATGTAAATAAAAGAGGTAGGGTAAATGAAAAACTTAATTAAAACTATCACAACAATTCAAATCTTAATGGCTATGGTAATTGAAACAGAGTCTATCCCAATCTTATTAATTTTCACAGCCATCTTAGGTGGAAATATCTTATTCTTATTTAAGACCTCAAATCTGGGATAAAAGGAGTTAGAAATAACTCCTTTTATTTTAGTTTACATTTATGTTATATTATCTTAAAATAAAAGTGAGGTGATTTTTTATGCCATTAGCAAGCCTATGGGGCTCAGAATTTGATATTGAAAGTAGTGAAATAGAAAAAACTGCTAAGATACTCAAAAAAATTAAAAAACCTAAAGTGATTACTGAAGTAACTACCGATAAGTTATTAAAATCAAAGAATGCTACTTTTGAAGAGAAATTAACTAGAGTTAAAGAGGAAGTAGAAAGAATTCTTGGTGGCTACAAGACTAATACCTTATGTATTTGTGATAAGAATGATTTACATGAATATATAACTGCTTGTATTAATAATAAGGTAATTTCAATAGACACTGAAACTTTGGGTACTAGAACAGATATCGAAAAACCTGGTACAGACCCACTAACTTGTAAGTTAGGTGGATTATGTTTATATACTCCAGGGCAGAAAAATGTTTATGTACCAGTAAATCATGTGGACTACAAAACAAATATTAGATTTGACAATCAGTTAACTGAAGATGATATTAGAGATGAGTTAGCTAGAGTAGTTAAAGCTAATATAACTAATGTTTTCCAGAATGGTAAATTTGACTACATGGTATTATATTACACCTGTGGAATTCGAGTACCAATCACTTGGGATACTATGATTGGTTCTCAGTTATTAAATGAAAATGAGCAGGCAGGATTAAAGTTCCAATATAAAGACAAGATTAATCCTGAGCAAGATAAGTATGATATTGATAAGTTATTCGACTTGGATAACCTAGAAAAATATCCTTATGATTTATTTTCTCTCTACGCAGCAACTGATGCTTATATGACTTATGAACTTTATAAGTATCAGAAGAAGGAATTTGAGAAGCCAGGAAATGAAAGACTTTATAATTTATTTTTAAATATTGAAATGCCAGTAGTAACTGTAACTTCTGAGATGCAGATTAGAGGTGTTGGTGTTGACCAGGAATTCGCTAAGAGATTAAGTAATAAGTTCCACAAGAAATTAGATGAGGTCAATTCTAAAATAGATATTGAAATGTCTAAATATCAGGGAATGATTAATAGGTGGAGACAAACTCCTGAAGCTAATTATCATGAGGTAATTAAGGGTAAAACTCAAAAATCTTTATCAGAAAAATTATCTGACCCAGTTGAAATTACTTCGGCTACTCAATTAGGTATTTTCTTATATGATGTACTTAAGGTATTAAGAGCTGGTCGTGATGGAAAAAAGAAGGTTGATGAAGAAACTTTATTAAAATTAGACTCAGCTTTAGATATTCCTCTAATTAAATTAATTTTAAAGAAGAGAGAATATGATAAATATTTAGGTACTTATATTGATGCTTTACCATTATTAGCAAATCCTCGAGATGGTAGATTACACCCTAAGTTCAATCAGTTAGGCCGTGAGGAAAAGGGAGTTGTAACTGGTAGATTTAGTTCAACAGACCCTAACTTCCAGAATATACCGGCGAGAGGTAATATTACTTCTGTAAGATGTATGATTGTACCTACAGTCGAATACTATACTCGTTATAATTTTGATAGTATTGATAATGCAGAGGAATTATTAATTGGCGATAAATGGGTTTGGAAAGAAGATTTTAAAGGAACTTTAGTTTTCCCGATTAAAACAAGAAAGAGATTCCAGTTATGTGGTTCTGACTTTAGCGCACAAGAAGTTAAAGTATTCGCACAGACATGTGGTGATAAAATCTTACTTGACTCATTAATGAAAGGAAGAGACTTATATTCTGAAGTAGCTTCAAAGGTTTATAACATGCCTTATGAAGAGTGTTGTGAATTTAGGCCTGATGGTACTTTTAACTTAGATGGTAAGGCTAGAAGAACTAAATCAAAAAGTATTGTATTAGGGTTGATGTATGGCAGAGGAAATACTTCTATCGCTGAACAGATTAAATCTCACCCAGGCCCAATTACTAAGGAAGATATTAAGGAAGCAAAGGATATTGTAGATAATTTCTTTACTAGTTATCCTGGAGCCAAAGAGTGGGTTGATAGGATGCACAAACAGGCACATGAAAAAGGTTATGTCGAAGACCTTTGGGGTAGAAGAAGAAGATTACCAGATGCTTCACTTCCTAAGTATGAATTTTCATTAGCAAGTGATAAAGAAGATTTCAACCCATTAATTGGAGCTGTACCTAGAAAATTAGAAGTAGATAAATCATTAATAGAGAAGTATACTTCAATGCTTGATAAGTGTAGGTCTCAACCTGAAAGAGAAGATATTATTAATAGAGCCAGATATGAAAATTTAAATATAAAGAGTAATACTGGTTATATTGCTACTGCGGAAAGACAAAGTCAGAATAGCCCTATTCAGGGTGGTGCAGCTACAATGACAAAAATAGCTATGAAAAATATTCACTTCGACCCTGAGTTAAACTCATTGGATTTCCATCTATTAATTCCAGTTCATGATGAATTAATTGGAGAAGCTCCATTGTATTATATTGAGCAGGCTAAAAAGAGAATGTTCTACTTAATGTGTAATGCAGGTAAACCAGAATTTAAATTACCAATGAAGTGTGATGGTGATGACTGGTCAAGATGGTATCTAGATGTTGCTGGTCAACATATCCGTGATGAATATACTGAATCTATTAAAGAAGGTAAAACAGAAGAAGAAGCTTTCAATGAAGTACATGAAAATAACTGTGAATTTACCGAAGAACAAATTAAACTGATTTTAGAAAATAATAAGGTAGATGTTTAGTTTACTTTAATTGAATAATACCTTATAATATAATCAAAGGAGGTATCTACATGAATAACATTGTAGTATTTGGATGCGATAATAGTGGTAAATCAACTTTATGTACTCAGTTAGTTTCACTGCTGAATGAAGATGTTGATTTTACAGCTGACGCTAGACATACACCTGGGCCTGTTTCAGTAGAGGAAATGATTAAATATATGGAAGATAGTTTAGTTCCTAAGAACAGTAGACATACTAGAATATTTGATAGATTTCCAATTATTGAAGAAAAAGTATATGGTCCATTATTGAGGGGTTATGATAAGTTCAGAGGATTAGATATAGATAAATATTTAAAACAGGTAGATTTATTTATTTATTGTTACCCTGGTTTATTTACTATATTAAATTGGGGTGATAGAGAACAATATCCAGGAGTTAAAGCTAATGCATTAGAAATTATAAATCTGTATAATAATATTGCAGTAGACCTTAAAATGAGCGGATATAACGTAAAAGAGTATAATTTTAAATGTGATGATTTTAGGAGATTGTTAAATGAATAATGATGAAAATGTTATTATTTTGGAATCTTTAAAAAGGTATTACCACTATCTTGTAGATTTATCTACTGAGGGTCATGAAGTTTTAGATTACGGAGATATTTTAGACCTTAGAGTAAAAACCAAGGCATTGATTGAAAAGTATGAGGAGAAAAACAAGTGAATACCACAGAGATAAAATGGAATCATGAAATAAAATCTTTTGATGAACTATTTAAAACAGCCAGGGAACAATTTCTGATGTACGAAAAATTAGAGGGAATTGACGACTGGGGAAAATATGATTTTTCAATTGATTGCTCTGCTGACCAGATGAA